TTCTTCTACGTTCATAGTATTTTAATCGTTTTAGAAATGTTATATAGTTCTCTTTTTTTATCCTCTTTTCTAGTAGCTCCTTGCGTGCTAGTTCGTAGGTTTCAAAAGGATTAATCGCGGGTTTGTAGTAGTAAAAGTCTTTCAAAATCTTGCTGTCTAAGTACACAAATTGTGCCCTTTCCGTTTCGCTTATGGTAAACGACAGGCACTTTTTTTGTAGGCATCCTCTTTAAGATGTCATGTAAGCTAGGCTTTAATTTCTCAACGGCCTTGCATTGGATGTAAAAATCAGTATTGTCGATAATATCGACGCCTAAATCATCCATTCGTTTACTCTCTGATCTGCTTGTGACAGCGTCATAGCCTAGCTCCTTCAGCCTGTTCACTATCTGTAGCTCATAGGCGTGGCCCTTCGCTCTGCTGTTTATCATTTCTGAGTAGTTACCTTTGCCAGAGCTTCTTTAAGAGTAAGGGTGGAGCGGTCGCCCGCGTCCCCCTTTCTATCTAAGTGAGCATTTTCGCGCTCCCTTGCTATCTTATCTAGCTTATCCATGATAGAATCGCGTATCTGGTTAGGTGTTATCCTCCCAAATACCTTTACTTTGCCTGTTTTAAAGTCGTTTATGACGTCAATAAAAACAGATATCGGCTCATATTCAAACTCGCGATAAAAGCCGTCCATCATTTCCGATAAACCCTTAACATCCACGTCATGATAGAGATTACAAACGCTGTACATAGCAGCGCTAATAGCTGTCTTAATAGCTTTAGTCTCTGTACTTTCACGAAGAATAACGCTCAAAGATGTATTCGAAAGCCTGCCTATGTCGGTTCTTTCTGGTTTGTATAATTTCGTCATAATACGACTCGTTAAATAGATAGGTAAATGGATTTTTGCGGTATCGTTTATCTGGTGTTGCCTCCACGTAATTGACTACATGAAGAATACATTCTTGCCGCGTCATTGGGTCGAGCTTTTGCCATGCTTTTAAGCATTTCTTACGCTCGATTTTCTTATCGTATAGCTCCCAAAATTCCTCGAATGTTGGGCCTATGTCTGGTTCTCCATTTTGCGTACTCATGATTCGAATGGGTCTTCTCCTGTGATCAATTTATCGAGCTTGATATTCATCAATTCAAACTCAAATTTTGCGGCCTCTGGTAGCTCCTTTTTTGGCTTAGGGCTTACGGTGTACTTGGTCTCCAAAGATTCCCCTGTTCGCGTTATTTTGAGGTCATACTCGCGTGGGTCGCCCCAATCTGCATCATTAATTAAATTCATTATTGCCTCCTGTATTGTCCTCTGGTTTATCTGCCATATCTGGACCGAGTTAGCCTCGTAATTCCAGACAGCGCACGCCCAAAAATGTTTCGCCTTTTGTGTGGCGTGTTCATCTTGTATATCTCTCATATTGGAAACCCTTACAGGCTTTTCTGTGCCGTGTATAGATTCCCACCATTCCCACCCTGTGATGGGATTGCCTAAAAATCTAAGAACGGTTTCGCCCTTAAGGCATTTGGTATAGCCGCCAGAGCTTGGCTTTGGTGCTTGGTAATCGTTTGGTAAAAAAGTCATAAATCTGTTTTTAAAATGTTAATAATCAATTGTTTTAAAGTAATACCCTCCACAGCCGCCCTAACTTTGAGAGCGGTGTGCAGTTCTTCTGGTAGTTCTATGTTAATCCTCATGAAATTTGGGTTTTAAATCTTCTTCTAATGCCTTAAAATATGCGGCGTTATCTTGTACCATCTTGAGAACTTCGTTTTTTACGACTTCCAAATGTACATTGTCGCCGCTATTCTTACCCATGTCATAGGCATAAGATAGAAAATTCTTAAGTGATCGTTCGGATATTGTATAAGTTTTCATAAGTCTGTTTCTGTTTGCTTGATACAAACATAAGTAGACTTACTTTAATAACCAAACTTATTGAAAAATATTTTATACTTTGAAGAAAGGTGCCGCTATTTTCTGGCCTGTGGTGGTCTTGGTATTGAATTCGGGGTATATTGTGAGGTTATCACGTAGGAAGGTTTCAACGTCTTTCTGGTAGCTGAGGGCTACGGCGTTGGCTTGGGTTGTATTAGTGCGAACGGTACTTGGCCCGCTTGTGGTGGTGTTTTCTTGGTTGAGGCTGCCTACTCCATATCTTCCGACATTGGTATTCTGTTGCAATAAAAAACGGCCATAAGTAAAATAAACGCTGCTGCTCATGAGGCCGTTTTGTCTTACTACTACGCCATTGGTGTTCGTGTAGTTAGCGCCAAACCATAGGTCTGTGTATTTTTGGGTAGCAAAAGACTTGGTCGCTACGGTGTAGTCATTGAGTAATAACAAATAAAGCTCAGCGCCCAGAAAGGGTTTGACGTTGATAGTCTGCGCCTCTCTGATAAAGATGGCCATTTTATCATCTGTAATATTAGCACTTACCTCTCGAAAATTAGAAAGGTCGCTTTTGTCTAATAAAAGTTTATCAAGGAGTAACGCCATTGTCTGCCATTTGAGATGATGCAAATTGATTAGGTACTATACGCCCAACATCAAGGCCGAGCTTTTCCATTTGGCGCTCAATGTGGTTGCGTGTGTCTTTGGTTCTTAGATTCATGTAGGTGTATTCATCGGCTAATTGCTGTGCGCTAAATATAGACCCTTCTGGTAATAGACCCATTAAGCCAGACGGCACGGCGAAATTAGTCACGATTCTTTTGCGGACGCTAGATAAAGTGTTTGTAAATAAACTGTCATTGTTGTTGGCGGGTACTTGCTCAATTAGATTACTAGTATTTTCGCTATCCTCATCCACGCCGACAACGATAATAGAATTGGAGTTCGATGCTCCTTTTAAAGCGTTTAGCTTTGCCCTTATTGCCTCCTCCTGTTCTTCACTATCTCCGCTTGATGGATACTTGAAAATAGACATAGATAAAAAGCCGTTTGTAATATTTCCAAGCTCAAACTTTTGTAGCTCGTTATCACTTTGCGCTGTTTCGATAATTGGATCAATGGAGCTTAAAGGATACTCGTTTTTTTTAGGTGTTGAATAATAGACCATACCTTTGGCAGTTGTCAAAGCCTCGACGCCATTTTGCTCAGCGTTATATATAAGGTAGCGCGTAGGGTTCTCGACGTTGTTAGGTAGTGCTTGGCTGTTGGTAGATTCCCAATTATTCGAGACGCGCACATCTCTAATCCTACCCTTTTGATCTGGTAAGCCTAAGCGCACAAACTCAAAGGGTATGTGCTCAATGCTTTTGACCGATCCAAGGCCATTGCTATTAAGGTGGAGCGCGTAGCCGTTATAAATTGCTTGATCGTTTGAGATGGACCAGAGAATATCGTTAGCGGATTCCCCTAAATCATTGACAATAGTGTCGCCTCTCTCAAAGCCATCGCCTCGAATAAAGTTGGCTATCAAATTAACTGAACTAGTAGATAAGGAACTCAAATTTAATATCGCTTTTACCATATTCGGGTAGCGGTTATCGGCGCCGTAATACAGAAAATTATCAACGGTGTCGCGTGGTGTGGCGATTCGCTGATAGAGTGGCGTTTGACCCCCCAGAGTTCCTAGTATGTTCATTTTTTAGCTTTCTTTTTAGCTGTTTTCTTTATAGTCTTTTTTGCCTCTGGTTCTTCAGTAACCCCGAGACGCTTGGCCTCGAGGTTTTGAAGAAAAACAGATTTAAATTTAGACTGTCTAAGGTTTCCCATATTACGTTTTTAAAGCAACTACAGCCGCTAATGTAGTGGCATAGTCTGTATCAAAGAATGGCGCTGAATAGTTCGTTTCAATACCCCCCGCGTCTGGCGTGGCTAATTGAATTCTATAAGCTGCGCCTGTCTCATTATCTGCGGGAATACGAATGCTAGTAACAACCTCCAAGCCCGCTTCTACGCCTAAAACGTTGCAAAACCCATTACCTAGGCTAGAGTCATTTGGCCCAAAAAGTATAGCAATTTGAGGTTGGAATACCATGGCTTCTAAGTTCCTACGCTGTGAGGCTGAAACATCAAAAACGCTAAAATCTACGGTGTGCTTATAGGCCGTACTATATGGCTTTGGTACAAACTCCTCTTGAAAAGATATTGACTGACGCAAACCCTCAAACTCAAAAAAGGTTTTACCCGCTTTCATGGTAATGCTTGTGATCATGTTTGTTTCTGTCACATCATATACTATCCCACCTTCTGCTATGTCTTCCAAGTTGGCTAGAAATAGTCTTTGCTCTATGCCAACTGCGAGCGGGGCAGCGCAACTGACGCTTGCCCCCTCAAAAATTCCCGCGCAACTCATTATTGCTTGCCGTAAACGATTTCAGCCCCTAAACGGTAATTAATACCCCACTTAAATAAAGCCTTTATGAAAAATAATTCACTATTAGCCTGTAATCTGTCGACTAATAAGCCCGAACGGTCTTCGTTCATCCAAGTCGCAGCCTGTAGCTGTCCATCCTGTCCGCCATCGAATCGGCCTAATAGCATCTTATCATTAGGCATACCACAAGATACAACAGGAATGCCCGCAAATCTTGCGACTCCTGGGTCCATGATATTGATACCTTTTGTGATAACGCTATCCCTAATGGCAGCATAATAAAGCTGTAAGGTGGCATAACTCACTACAAATCTGATGCTCTCTTGCTCCAATACTGCTGCGGGGCAAGCGTCAATCATGTCTTGCATTTTATCGAGTATGTTCGTAGCTGTTAAAGCCGCACCAAATGCCACATTATTAATATCTGTGTCGCTGTCAGCATCTAACAATTTAATCAAACCGTCAGTTCTGTTAAGCCATGCATTTGCGCTTGCTGTGTCGCCGTTCCAGATAAGATTTTCAACGCCGTCAGCGATGTCAGATGTTGCAAGCTCTTTGACTGCTGTCTCTGTGATTGATGCGAGTTGAGCGTCAGTTAGTTTACCTCTGTTATATTGCCATTGGTATTCGTTTTCGAAATCCCTAATAGGAGAAAAAGTTCTATAATACATAGCATCTCCTAAAGTGATCAATCTATTATCGATTGAAAAGTCGCCTACTCCTGTCGTTGGTGTAACTACAGGCGCGTGCAAGCTATTTGCTGAACTTGACATCCTAATGATTTCGACCTTGTCTTGGTATTTTGGTCTTACATTTACCAGACCCCTGTCTATAGTAGTCGCACCTAGTACGGCTTTGAGGTGGTAATTTGGAATGGGTATGATCCCATTCGCGTTGAGTGTTATTGGTGTAATGTCGCTCATGATATTGTGCTGTTAATTTTGTTCTTAGCAGCGTAAAAAGCATCAAAGCCGTTTTTGGCTGCTGTTGGTTGTGATATTTTGTTATGTCTTGGGGCGCTGCCTTCGCTTACGATCTTGTTTAAGATTTCCGCTGTGACCTCTCCGACCTTTGCTTCGACTACTTCCTCAGTTCCCGCCATAAGTGACGCGACTACGGTTTCAACAATAGCAGTAATTTCGGCGACTTGTGCCTCATCAAATGCGGCTACGATATCCCCTTCTTCTACCTCAGCGCTTACGCTCGGTTCTTGTGCCTCTGTGACGCTCGCTTCTTGCGTCGCCATGTTGGCTCTAATTCTTTCTAGTAAATTCATGTCTATATTTTTAAAGTATGCCACGGCTTTTAATGGCTGATAAATTTCTTTTGCAAAGCCTAATTGGACAGCCTCATCAGCTGTAAAAATACTCTCGGCGTTCATCAATTCTTTGATTTCATCGAGTTTTAAATTGGTCTTTTTCTCATAAACTGACGCGACAATATCGCTGAACTTTTCGAGGCTGCTAGCCACTTGTCTTAGTTCGTGATGATTCCCTTGAGTCTGATTTATTAGAGCATTATGAATGGCGAAAGTCCCTGTTTCACTTATTTGCGGCCTCTCATCTCCAACTAGCGCAATGACTGAAGCTATTGACCCCGCCAATCCATCGACATAGACTGTTACCTCTCGCCTCTGGAGCATATTATAGATTGAGAGACCCGCAAAGACGTCTCCACCTTGGGAGTCGATGTGCAAATCTACAGGCCCTTTTGTTTTTTCAAGCTGTGCGCGAACGCTGTTCGCTAGTTCTTGTGTTATTTCGCCGTTAATATATAAGACCATACGCAATTTTAACGAAAAATATTTATATT